TCCACTTCCTCGGTAACCTCACCATGAGTGCAACTGCTGCCATGAGATCTCTCATAGATGCAGGACAGTTCGCCAATTTACCGGGTGGCTTCAAGGCTAAAGGGTTGAGAATGGTCGGAGATAACGATCCAATCTCACCCGGTGAGTTCAAGGAGGTTGAAGCAACTGGAATGGATCTCTCTAAGGCTATTATTCCCCTGCCTTATAAAGAGCCTTCCGGTACACTATTCCAGATGCTGAATTTTGTAAGTGCTGCTGGTCAGCGATTTGCAGACAGCACAGAGCAAGTTGTCTCTGATGCTGCCTCCTATGGACCTGTCGGAACTACAATGGCTCTTCTAGAAGCCAGCAGTAAGTTCTTTAGTGCAATCCATAAGCGAGTACACAAATCTCAGAAAGATGAATTTAGAATATTAGCTAAGATAGACTATGATTATTTACCAGATGAATATCCTTACGATGTTCCATTTGAAGATCGTAGTATATTTAAAAGTGACTTCGATGGTCGTGTTGATATCATACCAGTGTCTGATCCTAACATACCTTCTAACGCACACCGTATGATGATGGCTAACATGGCATTACAAATGGCACAGCAGTCACCACCGGGAATGTTTAATCTTGAAGCTTTGAATAGAACTATTCTACAGGCAGCTAATATGCCAAATTTAGAAGATATATTACCAGTAAAAATTGAGCCTCAACAGATGGACCCAGTATCAGATATTATGGCTGCAACTAAAGGTGTGCCTATTGCTGCCTTTCCGGGGCAGAACCATGATGCTCACATACAGACTAAGATGGCTTACCTTCAAGATCCTAAGAATGGTGCTAATCCTATTATGCAACGTATAGCTCCAATCTTAGAAGCTAATATACAAGAACATTCAGTTATGAAGTATCAAGAACAAATGAATGGTGTAGCACAACAAGCTATACAACAATTACCACCAGAACAAAAACAAAATCCATCTGTTATTGAAATGGTTATGGCGCAAGCTGCACAGCAAGTTATGAATGCTAATCAGGCTATGGGTATGGCTCAGTCACCTGAACAACAACTTGTATCTCTTGAGCAAGCTAAAGTTGAACTACAGAAACAAAAACTACAATCTGATACAGCCGTACAAGCTGCTGAGATGGAACTTAAGAATAAGCAACTTGAGCTTGATGAGAATGAGCAGATCATTGGTATGCTTAAGACAGGAGCTACTGATAACTTTAAGAAAGAAAAAGCTGCATTAGATAGAGAATCTAAAAAAGAACTTAAGACTATAGATGTAATGTCTAAGATTGCAATAGAAGAAGGTAAAGTAGAAGCTGAAGATGATAGAACTAAAGAACGTATTATGCAAGAAATACTTAAGCAAAGTAAGAAAGACGAAAAGGATCTAGACATGAAAGGTTTAGATGCATTGGTTAAACTAGCAATATCTCAATCTAAAAAGGAGAAGAGTAATGATGAAGAAGGGTAAAGGATACTTAGAGCATGTCAAGAATACTGACAAGTCTTTTGGAGATCCATATGCACAAGACATAACTGGTGGACGTAACATACGTAGTTCACTAAACAAATGGGATGACTTCTCTTGGAAGACATCTGGTGAAGGAGCCAAACTAAAGTAATGGAAATATGGGATGAAGTAATCAAGGAATTTAATTTAGAAATTAACAACCTTAGAATTACTTTAGGTAATGGTGTAGCTGAAGACTTCGCTCATTACCGTCAAGTAGTTGGATCAATCAACAGCCTAGAGTGGGCCAGAGATAATCTAACTGATATTATTAAAAAACGAACTTATGCAGAGGATGATGATTAATGCAACAAGCACATATGGGTAATTCAATTAAGAATGATCTATGGATAACAGATGAAGAAGAAGCAAAAGATCCAGATGTTCTACCAGAACTTCCGGGTTATCATGTACTAATAAGACCAGTATCAGTTAAAAGTAAAACCAAGGGTGGTATATTTATTCCTGATTCTACTAGAGATGATATGTCTTACTTAACTACAGTAGGTAGAGTTATTGCAGTAGGAGACTTAGCCTACATAGATAAGAATAAATTTCCTACTGGAGCATGGTGTCAAGTTGGAGATCATGTATCATATGGCAAACACTTAGGAACTAAACTGTTCTATAAAGGTGTTCGTTTTATTTTATTGTTTGATGATCAGATTACTATGAGAGTTCAAGATCCTAAAGACCTTGATCCTACATTTAATTTAACAAAAGGGTCTGTATAGTTTGTGATATTACAAATTGTATGGTATAATATTAATAAAAGAGTCACGTAATTCGTTTGTTTCGTGAACAACGTAAGGAATATAAAATGGATAAAGAAGAATGGGGCAACGTAAATGTTGCGAATGCAGGGCAAGAAGAACAAATAGAAATAGAATTTGAGGAGTCTCAAGAAGAAGAGAAGCCTCAAATAGAAACTAAACAAGAAGTTGTTGAGTCTAAAGAAGAAGAAGAAAAAGCTCCAGAGTTAGAAGGTATAGAAACTAAAGGAGCAGAAAAAAGAATAAGACAACTTATTCGTCAACGTAAAGAAAGAGATGAACATATACAAGCCCTCATCCAAAAAAATGAGGAACTAAATACAAACCTCAGAACAAAAGATAAAGAAGTAAATACACTAGGTAAGTCTAGTTTAGATGCTTCTGAGAAACAATTAACTGATAAGATAGAATTAGCAAGAGCAGTATATACAGAAGCCTTTGAAGAAGGTGATAAAGATAGAGTACTGAAAGCACAAGAAATGCTTAATGATGCTCAGATAGATCTTAAGTCTGTAACCGCTGCTAAGAATAATTATCAAGAGATTGAAGATGTGCCACAACAAGCACAGCCTCAACCTCAACAACAAGTTAGGCAGCAACCTGCCAATGATCCTAGAGCAGAAGATTGGGCTTCTAAGAATAATTGGTTTGGTAAAGACAATGTTATGACTGCTGCTGCACTTGCGATTGATGCAGAATTAAAAGGAGAAGGATATGATCCACAGGATCAAGACTTTTACCAAGAGATTGATAACAGGCTTAAACAGGCTTTTCCTCAAAAGTTGGGAAATAGTCAAGAACGTGTGCAGGAAAATACGTCAAGTCCTGCTCAAGTAGTATCTGGGGGATCACGCTCTTCCTCATCTAGTTCTAGGAAAGTGAAACTATCTAAAGAAGATGTTGCACTAGCCCAGAAATGGAATATACCACTTGAAAAATATGCTGCTGAGAAATTAAAAGTTGATGACTCAGATGGCTATACAAACATACTGTAGCGTGGGAGATAAAGAATGACAACACGAAATGAAGCACGTAGTAATACACAACGAGAAGCTAATACAAGAGAAGAAGAATTTATCTTTGAGGAGCCAGATGCCCTCGCTATACCTCCAGAGGTAGAAGCACGATTTGACAGTGATGGAATGTCACTACGATGGTTACGCATATCTGTAAAAGGTCAAGATGACATCACTAATGTTGGTAAGAGACAACAGCAGGGATGGGTTTTTGTTACTCCTGATGAAGTTCCTGAGTTAGCTATTACATCCTTCGTGAAGGAAGATGGTCGTTACACTGGTACAGTCTGTCGTGGAGACTTGGCACTTGCGAAAATACCAAGTAACCGTGTAACTGCTAGGAGAAAGTACTATGAGAATAAATCGAATGATCTGATGGATGCGGTGAATGCACAACTCATGAGAAACAATGACTCTCGTATGCCTATCTCTAATACAAGTAAATCAGTAAGAACAACAGGAAGACAACCGTCTTTTCAAGACTAGTCTTTCTAATAACAATAGGAGAAACACATGTCTACTACTAAAGCATTTCGTGGCTTTACTCCTGCTCGTAAAATTGGTGGTGGTTACAACAATGAAGCTGTAACTGATATCATTGCTTGGTCATCTACTGGCCTAGCTGGTACACCTACAAATAGCATTTTTACTGGTGACCCAGTAGTACTTCCCGGTGCGAACTTTACAACAATATCTCCATATATTGCTGCAACGCTCAAGCCTTCTGGAGTATTCATGGGTTGTCAATATGTTGAAAATGGTGAGCAGAAATTCTCCCGGTATTGGCCGGGTGGAACAAGTGCCACAGATATAAAATTCTTTGTGATCACTGATCCAGATCAGACTTATCACATTCAATGTTCTACAACTCTATCTGCTGCTGAGATGTTAATCGTAAAGAACTACAATGTTACTGTTAGTTCTACGGCTTCATCAGGTAGTACCGTTACTGGGCAGTCTAGTTACTATCTAGATGCTGCATCAGGTACAGAAGCTGTTGCTGCTGTGCGTGGTATAGGTAGAGCGCAATTCCCTGACGAAGGTGATGGGGATGCGTTTCCGATTGTAGAAGTATATCTTAACACACACCGTGATCGTTTTGTCACGGCAACAGCATCTACTGCTTAATAGGAAGGATTTATTATGGCTATAAATAGAGCTAGTATTAGTAAAGAACTCCTTCCCGGCTTAAATGCTGTGTTTGGAGTTGAGTATGGAGAAGTTAATGATGAGCATAAGCCTCTCTATGAAATTGAAAACTCAGATCGTGCTTTTGAAGAAGAAGTACTATTCACTGGTTTTGGGTCTGCCCCAACTAAAGGTGAAGGTGCTGCCGTTACTTATGATGACGCACAAGAGAGTTATGTAGCCCGTTATACGGCTGAGACTGTAGCATTGGCATTTGCCATTACAGAAGAAGCAATGGAAGACAATCTATATGATACGTTTGC